CGGGGCAGCTAGAAGTTGAGTCGGCACAACCAACGCAGAAAGAGGCACAAAGTCACTCTGATGAGTTGGGTTCTGTCAACGAGGCGGTGCAAAAGCGTATTGCTAAGCTGACCGCTAAGATGCGTGAGGCGGAGCGCCGTGAGCAGGCAGCTTTTGAGTACGCTAAGGGCATGCAATCACAAGCGCAGGAGCTACAACAAAAGCTGGTGCACACGGATTACAGCCGTTTGAATGAGGCAAAATCTCGTTTAGATACACAGCAGTTGCAGTTGCGTCAGATTATTAAAAAGGCCCGAGAAGAGGGAGATATTGATACAGAGACGGAGGCCAGCCAACGTTTGTCAGAGATGACAATGGAGCAGAGGCAAGTTTCGGGTTGGTTGCAGCAGCAAGAACATGCAGTTCGCAATCCGGCTCCTGTGCAGCAGTATCAGCAAGCTCCACAACAACGGCAAGCGGCCCCTGACCCAAGAGCAGAAGATTGGGCAGCTAAAAACACGTGGTTTGGTCAAGACAGGATGTTGACTTATGCTGCGTGGGGCATCCATCAAGAACTTATTGAGAAGGAGGGTATTGACCCTACTTCAGATGAGTACTATACTGAATTAGACCAACGACTTCGGGATGAATTTCCGAGGAAGTTTGCGGGTGAGCAATCACCTAGTACCCAGACCAGACAACAGCGTTCCGCGCCTGCTGTTGCCCCTGCTACCCGGAGTTCCGGAATTAATAGTGCGCGCCGAACTGTCCGGTTATCACCGAGTCAGGTTGCTATGGCAAAGAAATTGGGTGTACCTCTTGAAGAGTATGCCAAGTATGTAAAGGAATAAATCATGAGCGAAAAAATTACCATCGATAGAGCCAGCCGTTCCTCCGAAAGTCGGGACAAAGAGACTCGTCGCAAGCCATGGCGTCCTCCTTCACGCTTGGATGCACCACCTGCCCCCGAAGGGTTTAAGTACCGTTGGATTCGCGCTGAAGTCAACGGAAGCCTTGACAACCAAAACGTGTACAGTAAGTTGCGTGAAGGGTACGAACTTGTTCGTCCTGAAAGTATTCCTGAGGAATACCGTGCAACATTGCCCACGATGGACGACGGCAAACATGCTGGCGTTATTTCTGTTGGCGGACTCTTACTTGCTAAGATCCCTGACGAGACGGTTGAAGAGCGCAATGCTTATTTTCGCCAGAGGGCACAGGAACAGTTGCATGCTGTGGACAATGAGATGATGCGTGAGAACGCACACTCTTCAATGCGGATCCAATCTCCCGAGCGGAGTTCGCGCACAACATTCCGTCAGTCTAGCGGCTGATATTTTTAAATTTGTAGGAGATTTATATGGCTAATATTGATAAGGCTTTCGGGCTACGTCCTATTGGTAATCTTTCCGCTACTGGTGCTCAAAAACAGTACGGATATCAGATTGCTGATAATCAAGCGGGTACAATTTTTCAAGGCGACTTGGTTGTTCTTACAGGTGGATTTATTTCAAGGTTTCTTCCGGCTTCACACACTGCTGCGGTAGGCGTGTTTAACGGTTGCAGCTACATTGATCCCACTACAGGTAAGCCCACGTTTAAGAACTTCTATCCCGGTTCTATTAACGTCGCAGCAGGTCAAGTTATTAATGCTGATGTTCTTGATGATCCCAATCAGTTGTTCTTAATTCAGTGTGATGCAGGTTTTGTGGCGGCTGACGTTGGCAAAAATGCCGATGTTGTTGGCACAGGCGGCAGCACTACTACTGGTATTTCTACCATGGAGTTGAGTTCAAGCACGTTGGCAACAACAGCAGCATTGAACTTGAAGGTTGTTGGCTTGTACAACGACGTCAACAATGAGTTCGGCACAAATGCCGTGGTGGTAGTTAAGATCAACGAACACGTGTACGGTAGTGCAGGTGTTGCTGGTCAATAAGGAGATAAATCATGGCAATTACCCGTTCCCAACTTGTTAAAGAACTAGAGCCCGGCCTTAATGCTTTATTCGGTATCGAATACAAGCGTTATGAAAATGAGCATGAGCAGATTTTCTCTATTGAGACATCTGACCGCGCTTTTGAAGAAGAGGTCATGTTGACTGGCTTTGGCTCTGCTCCGGTGAAAACCGAGGGTGCAGGCATGGCATACGACACCGCTTTGGAGTCGTTCACTGCTCGCTACACCCACGAAACCATCGCTATGGCGTTTGCGTTGACTGAAGAAGCTGTTGAGGACAACCTCTACGACCGTCTTTCTGTTCGCTACACCAAGGCGCTGGCTCGTTCCATGTCCAACACTAAGCAAGTAAAAGCTGCTTCTGTGCTGAACAATGGATTTACTGCTGGTCAGTTTGCTGGTGGCGACGGCGTGGCTTTGATGGCCATTGACCATCCTACTGCACTCGGTCCTAACTTTGCTAACCGTCCAGTTGTTGCTGCTGACTTGAACGAAACTTCTCTCGAACAAGGCATCATCGACATCGCCTCGTTTACGGATGAGCGCGGCTTGAAGGTTGCATTGACTGCTCGTAAATTGGTTGTCCCTAAAGAGTTGCAGTTCACTGCAGAGCGCTTGATGAAGACTGTCCAACGTACAGCAACGGCTGACAATGATATCAACGCGATCAAGTCCATGGGCTTGATTCCTGAAGGATACACTGTCAACCATTACTTGACAGACACAGATGCCTTCTTTTTGTTGACTGACGCACCTAACGGCTTGAAGATGTTCAACCGTTCACCTATCAAAACCGCTTTTGAAGGCGATTTTGAGACAGGTAACGTCCGTTACAAGGCCCGTGAGCGCTATAGCTTTGGCTTCAGCGATCCACGTGGTATCTATGGTTCTCCCGGCGCTGCATAAGCGTTTGGAAAACATGCAAAAAGGGGCTTCGGCCCCTTTTTCTTGTCATAAATTTAAACTACGATTAGATTGCAGCCGCTGTGGTTGCATAAACATAGGGGCACATCATGAAATTTGAAATGGAATTTGGTTACTTTGGTAACAACAAGTTGTCTATTGAGACACACGACTTTGAAATGATTGAAATTTTCCAAAAGTTTGTGGAATTTCAAGAAAATTACGGTTGGGCAGTTGAATATGATGTCGTGCTTAGCGATGAAGAGTTTGAGGACGAAAACGACACTGAAGAAGAATTAGATGGTGCTGCGACTGAAGCTGCTGCAGAAGCTGCTAATAAAGAGTAAATGTATATACAGTGTGTATACAGTTAGGGGGCTTCGGCCCCTTTTTTCTTTTTGGCTTTCTTAGCAATACGCTCGTCGTGATGGTGTATACGGTGGCAGTTGGCGCAGAGCACAACGCACTTTTTGACTTCTTCCATAGCCCGTTTAAATGCACGATTTTTTACTAACTTATTGACCGCAGCTTCTTTGGTGTTACTGTCCACGTGGTGAAAGTCAAATGTGGCAGGGTGGTTTTGTCCGCACTTTACGCAGGCTAATGTAGCTTTAAAGCTACGCCACTGATCTTTATACGCCTTGGCTGAGGTTTTACTTGCCGCAATTACAGCGGCCTTGTTGTTAGCGTAGTACGTATTTGCGTACGTTTTTTGTTTTTCTGCCCTAACTTTTGGGTTTTTATATGGCATGTTTGATTTGGTACTTCCAATACAACGCCGTTTTAAAACCCCAAGGTTGAGATGGCTCAAACATTTTAAAACCCGTAGCTATCAAACTGTTAGCAGAAGCGGGGTTTTGATGGGTATCCGTAATAACCCAATTCATGCCTAAAGCTTTGGCCTTACGAATACGCGCTTTAATAAGCCTTTTCTGAAGCCCGCGTCCACGATGAGCGAGTACAACACCTGACCGACAAAGATACATGGTATCAGACCAACGAGCAGAGGGAACAACACCAGCGAAACCAACAGCCTCATTACTTGATGTGTAAACAACATACCAATACCCCTTGTCTGTAATTTTGTATACCGAGTCTGCGGGAAGGCACGCTTTCTGCAACCAAACAAGCAGTTTTACCACCTCTGGTCGGCAGGTATTAACAGGAACAATGCGGTATTTCATGCCTCTATAATGCTGATCAATTGTGACAAGAAAAATAAATGTTGCACACTCGAAAATACCGTGATATAAACACAGTAATCCGGGCCTATCCGGTGCATTAGACAGTCCCGGCTGACGACATACAGACTAATGCACTTAACTTGTATGTAAGGAACCATCATGGCAACCACCACGTTTTCCGGCCCAGTCGTATCACAAAACGGCTTTTCTACGGGCACTGTATCTTCTCCCCTTGCTGTAACTACAGCGCAAAACATTAATTCTGCGTTTGCTACAACCTCCGCTACTACTGGCGATACACGTCTAATTAACAACAGATTGACCTTTACCTCAACGGGTTCAGGCGAAACTGCTCGTTTCTTTTCAATTGTGACTGGCGCAGGCGCAGCCACTGCTGGAACAATTAATGGCGCACACATCTCTACCTCCATTAACACAACCGGCACAATCTCCGGCGCTGCCAATGTAATCCGCGCAACCTTGGGAGGCTCTGCTGCGTCTCCCGGCGGTACTTTGGCTGTTCTGCAGTTGGACACAGACTATTCTGTTAACGCTTCTTTGCCCGGTACAGCTTCGTTTATTCGTGTAACTGACAGCGGTGCAAACACAGGTGAAATTCCTTTGTTGATGAACATTGATACATCTCCTGCCGCCACAATTGCGCCTACAGCAACCAGCGTTACTACTGTAGCCAAAGCAATCAAAGTGATGATTGGCGGCACTGTGTACTTCGTTCCTGCTTACGCTACGTTTGCATAATGCAAATCACCAAGGAATTCTTGGAGACTGAGATTCGTGACCTTGAGACTGAAGCACAGAAAGCGCAAACCTTTTTGACTCAGGCTCAAGCCACGATCCAAGCGTACAAGATGCTCATAAACAGGCTAGACGCACCAGAACCGGAGCAACAACATGACAACTGATGTCAAACAAGCGCATATAAACACAAGCGGTTTTTTAGTGCTGGGACGCAACCGCGTCAGAGCTTTGTCTTATGTAGGAACGGCTACAGCGGGAACATTGGCAGTTTTTGATACTGCTACTGCCCCTGTGACTTCGGCCGTCACGTACGGGCGCACGGGAACAACTGTAACGGTGACCAAAACAGCCCACGGTCTAGTTACTGGAGATGTTGTTGGAATTCACTTTGAATCGTCTCCCTCGGCTACGGATGGCAACTATGTCATTACCCGAGTTGATGCGAACAACTTTACGCTTACTGATATCAACACTGGGTCTATCACAGGCAGTCCTGCAGCGGTGTATGTTAGCGGCGGCGGTTCGTGGCTCTTTACATACGAATCTTCGGCAACAGACATCTTTAACAATGCGCCTGAAATTCCAGAAGACGGTGTGTTGGCAATTAGGGGTGTCTATGCGTACATGGACAACATAGCGGTTGTTAATATTTATTATGGCTAAAAAAGGACCTTCTCTCTCTGTTGGTCGGGGCGAGAAGCTCCCGATCTCTAAGGGTGCGGGCCTGACTGCCAAAGGTAGAGCCAAATACAATGCAGCCACAGGCAGTAATTTAAAGGCTCCTCAACCTAAAGGCGGTCCACGGAAAGATTCTTTTTGTGCTCGTATGTCCGGGATGCCCGGGCCGATGAAGGATGAGAAGGGTAAACCTACACGCAAGGCGGCAGCTTTGGCAAGATGGAAGTGCTAAATGGAAGTCAATACAATCTGGTTAGCAATCCTTTCTGCTGCCTTTGGCGGATTGTGGTTTTTTATTCGCGAGAAATTTGACGAGCTCAAACGAATTGACATTCTGTTAAATAAGACTCGCGAAGAGATTGCTCGTGACTACACGACTAATGCAGAGGTGCAGAGAATTACTGATCACATTGATCAAAGATTTAATCGGCTTGAAGAGAAGATTGATCAGCTTATTCGGGTAGGTAGGTAATGTATTTAACAAGCAATATACCGTATTTCAAATGCTGGGTTCGTAAAGAATTTACGAATGGGCACCAGAAATATCAGGGCGAATACTTGCATGCATTGGCTGTAGCAGTCACAACCATCCCTGATAGGAGCTTGAGTTTTCAAGTTATTTTTACGGGCTGTGAGGCAGATGATGGCAGTCAAGAAAATGTGCATGGTGGTGCGATGTGGGCACGGATGCCCCTTGCTGCTTTGGTAGGGGACATTCCTTTGGAGGTATGGCCTGAGCGTATGCTCAATCATTTATCACAGCCTTGGGACTGCAATTCATACAACCACTCTATCATTAGTTTGGAGCGGGCAAAGCCTTCTCCTTGGTTGTGCAAAATTAACAATGAATTTTTTACCGGTAGGTACTTGTTCACGGTAGACTATGCGGAAAGCGACGTATCTGAGGATCCATCGCAGCACAAGCAGAGTCATGTATTGATACTGACTGATGCGGGCAAGTGGACTGGAAATATTGTGGCGCTGCCTAACAACAGGGTCCGCGTAACAAGTCCAGCGTATTGGGTTACAGGACAGGGAGCGCCGGATTTCAGGCCAAACCAGTGGATTCACTGTGCGGAGCAAGACGACTCGTACATGGATGCGGAAGAAACTTTTAACAACCTTTATCAGGAGAAAAAAGATGATGAAATCTAAGATGATGGCCAGTGGTGGCATGATGAAATCTAAAATGGGTGCCAGCGGCGGCATGAAGAAAAAAGGCTATGCTTCTGGAGGCATGGCTGATATGGCCAGCCCACAGGAAAAAACCATGAGTCAGCCCACTAAAAAGTCTGTAACAGGTGAAACTGTTTCAGTGCGCGGCGTAGGTGCAGCCCGTGCTCAAAAAGCAACTATCTATTAAAAAATGACTACCTCGGGCGTCTCCTCCTACAACCCGGACTTCGATGAGATCATCACCGAAGCGTATGAACGCTGCGGCTTGCAGGTTCGGGATGGGTATGACGTTTTATCTGCACGTCGTTCTTTAAATTTGATGTTTGCTGAATGGGCCAATCGCGGATTAAATCTGTATACGATTGAGCAACGGCAGGTGGTCTTAGTTGCGAATACGTTTGAGTACACATTGCCGTCGGATACCGTGGATGTTTTGTCTGCGGTAATACGTACCAATTCTGGTCAGTCTGATCAGCAAGATATTACGATTGATCGGATTGGTAGTGCAGAGTATTTGCACACGCCTAATAAATACACGCCTTCCCGTCCTGCACAGTTTTATGTGCAACGCACAGTGCCGGCAAAGTTGTTTTTGTATCCCGCGCCCGATGCAACGCAGCAGTACATCTTTCGCTACTACGGAATTCGCCGCATAGAAGAAACTGGTGCAGTTACCAATACGGCGGACATTTCTTTCCGCTTTTTGCCTTGTTTAACTGCAGGTTTGGCGTATTATTTAGCTGTTAAAAAAGCACCTGATCGCATTGCGATGCTTAAGCAGTTTTATGAAGAAGAGTTTGCGCGTGCAGCAGCAGAGGACAGAGAGCGGTCTAGTTATTTTGCAGTACCTACTTACACGGAGAGTTACTGATGGCGGGTTACACTTCTGGTAAGTTTGGGCTTGCTCTGTGTGATCAGTGTGGTCAGCAGTTTAAGCTCAATGAACTTAAAAAAGAGTGGACTGGATTTAAGGTCTGCGATGAGTGCTATGAGCCTAAACACCCTCAGCTTGAGCCTAAGCGCTCGCTCAATGAGCCACAGGCTTTGCTAGAGCCCCGTCCAGAAGCACGTTTAGGTGTTAGCGTTTTTGTAGGGGACGTTGGAGATTCTGCTTTTGCAAGTATTGGCATGCAGCCCATGCCCCCTGCAAGACCTTTAGTAGCTGGCGCTATGCTTGGAACAGTTACAACGAGCATCACATGAACTATTCTCAATTAAGCGCTGCTATTCAAGCGTATACCGAAAACACCGATACAGATTTTGTAGCGCAGATTCCTGTTTTTGTTAAACAAGCAGAGCAACGAATCAACAACAGTGTTCAAGTTGCTAATCTGCGCCAAAACGTAACAGGGTTTATGACCGCGGGCAACAAGTATGTAGATTGTCCATCAGATTTTCTTTCTACATATTCTTTAGCTTTGTACGCTGTGGCAACACCAACTGCAACAGGAACGGCTGCAGCTTTTACTGTTGTAGTGTCTAGTGCTACAGGCATCGTAGCAGGAATGTATGTTTCTGGAACCGGAATTGCAGTGGGTGCGGTGGTTTCTACGATTGTAGGAACAACAGTTACGCTCACAATTGCTAATACGGCAACTGTATCGGGCACTGTTACTTTTCAAGGCGATTACACTTATTTGCTTAATCGTGATGTGAACTTTATTCGTGAGGCATATCCAAATCCTTTGCAACGGGCTAAGCCAAAGCACTATGCTATTTTTGGACCTAATAGCGGCAATGAAAACGAGCTAGTGTTTATAGTTGGGCCTACCCCTGATGCTGCGTATGGCATGGAACTTCATTATTACTATTATCCCGAGTCTATTGTTACGGCAGGCACTTCATGGCTCGGCGACAACTTTGACACGGTGCTTTTGTATGGTTCGCTGGTCGAGGCGTACACCTACATGAAAGGCGAGGCCGACATGATGGCGCTTTACAACGGTAAATACCAAGAGGCGTTGGGATTGTTGAAGAATTTGGGCGATGCCAAACAACGTGGCGATGCTTATCAAGATGGTCAAGTTCGCTTGCCGGTGAGGTAATCAATGATTACAGCCGGACTAACCAATAGTTTTAAAGAGCAGCTTTTGTTGGCTGTGCATGACTTTAGTGTAGACACGATAAAGATTGCGCTGTATACGTCTTCTGCTACGCTAGATGAAACTATCACTGTATACACCACTTCTAATGAAATAACGGGGACAGCTTACACAGCAGGCGGAGAGATTCTTACAGGGGCTACGGTAATCCTGACGGGAAGCATTGCGTATGTGTCTTTTAGCAATCCTACTTGGAATGGCTCGTCCTTTACAACACGAGGGGCACTAATTTATAATTTTTCTAAAAGTAATAAATCCATAGGGGTGCTAAACTTTGGGTTAGATCAAACCACAGTAAATCAACAGTTTCAAATTCAATTCCCGCCTAACAATGCGGATAACGCGCTCATACGAATTAATTAAAGGAGTCATCATGACCATTGAAAAAACCAAAGCCACTGACACTGTTTTTAGTGGTCTGACCTGTAACACCAAAGCTGGTGAGGACGCAAAGGCGACCGGCGTATTTCACATTATTTGCCGAGACAAAGACGGCAATTTAAAATGGGAAGCTGAGTCTAAAAACTTAGTTGTCAATGCTGGACTGCAGTATATGGCGGGCACTGCTTTGACTTCAGTGGCTCAGACTACCTCGTGGTTTCTTGGTCTTTATGGCGCAGGCGCTTCAAATACACCTGCGGCAGGTGACACGATGGCTTCTCACGCTGGTTGGACAGAAAATACAACTTATAGCAATGCGACTCGCGTGGCTGCTACTTTTGTAACAGCAACCACTGCCAATCCTTCTGTAGTAACTAACTCGGCCTCCCCTGCTACGTTTAACATTAACGGCACAACAATTATTGGTGGTGCGTTTTTAACAAGCGGTAGTGTTAAAGGCGGTACAACAGGCACATTGTTCTCTGCGGCAGATTTTGGCGCACCGGGCGACCGTTCTGTGGTGAACAGCGATACATTAGCGGTAACTTACACATTCAGCTTGGCGGCTTAATATGGCAGCGTGGGGTGACGGCGCATGGGGCGACAGTGGTTGGGGCGGCTTTGTCGCTTACACCGGCTCTGTGGACGACACCGCCACCGCGACTGATGTAGTAATTGCAAGAATAGCGTACTCTTTAGCGGTCGCAGGAACTGGCTGGGGTGAAGGCGGATGGGGTGTTAGCTCATGGGGCGGCGAAGGGGAATCAGCCACTGCTTCAGATGCTGTAGTTTCTGCGGTTGTTTTGCAGGCAAGTGTAGTTGAGACCGCAACAGGGTCTGATGTAATTACTGCTTCGGGATCGTTTGCCGGAAGTGTAGACATAACCGAAACAAGCACTGGGTCAGATACAATTGTTTCTACCCCTGTGTATGCTGTAACAATAACCGAGGTGGCAACTGGTTCTGATGCAGTAGTAAGTATTGGTTCGTTTGCAAGCCCTGTAGATGAAAGCGCCACGATAGCAGATGTTACTGAGTCTACTTTTGCATTCCTTGTAGACATACAAGAAACAGCTACAGGATCAGATGCAGTTAATGGATTTTTTGTACAGGATGCGGCAGTTACTGAAAGCGCCACAGGATCAGATACAGTTACAGCAAATGTAGTTTTTGCAGCTTCTATCACGGAGGCGGCGGTAAGTACAGAAACTTTGATAGCAGCAGCGGCGTTTATTGCTTCTATCAATGAGTTGGCAACAGGTACAGATGGCTTGACTGCACGACCATTCTGGGATGTAATTGACAATACACAAACCGCTAACTGGGTTGCGGTTTCAACGGCATAGGGGTAAAAAATGGCATCAACATATTCAGCACTTAAAGTAGAGTTGCTTGAAACAGGGGCAAACTCAGGGACGTGGGGTAACCTTACCAATGCAAACCTTGGTGATGCGGTTCTTGGCGAAGCCATTACAGGCTCTGCCACAGTCAATTATTCATCAGCCGCAGATGTAACTTTAACTCTTACAGATTCAGCAACTTCTCAATCAGCCAGAAATTTACGTTTAAACATCACAGAAAGTGGCGCGGGCGTAGGTTATGTGGGTAATTTAATTTTGGGTTCTGGTTGCCAGATTGAGAAGTTTTATCTGATTAGAAACAATGGCACTGGAGCCAAGACAGTTAAAAACACCTCGGGCACAGGTATAGCGGTTCCTGCTGGTAAAGCCACGTTGGTCTACAACGATGGCACAAACGTTGTGGATGTTCTGAATTCTTTTAGCAGCGCTATTTTAGGTGCTGAAAATGCGGGCAGTATTATCCCGTTCTACTTTAACAACCAAGCAGCGTTCCCATCAGCTTCTACGTATCACGGCGCAATAGCTCACTCACACGCAGATGGGGCGATGTTCTTTGCTCACGGCGGTGTGTGGGTTAGGATGCTTGATAATGGTGGCCCGCTTGGTACGCCGTCCAGTGGAACAGCAACCAACTTAACAGGTTTGCCTCTAACCACGGGCGTAACAGGCATATTACCAGTAGCCAACGGCGGTACGGCGACTGCCACACCTGCGCTTGTTCAAGGCACTGGCGTAACTATTACAGGTACTTGGCCTAATCAAACAATTAACGCTACAGGAACCGGCGGAACAGTCACCGCAGTTAGCGTGGCATCTGCTAACGGCCTTGCAGGTACAAGTTCAGGCGGTGCGACTCCCGCTTTGACTTTATCAACATCTATCACTGGTGTTTTAAAAGGTGATGGCACTGCACTGTCTGCCGCTACAGCCGGTACGGATTACTTAGCTCCCCCTTCTGGTACTGCGATTCTTAAAGCCAACTCTGGCGGTGCACTGGCTAACGCTACTGCTGGTACGGACTATGTGGCCCCCGGTACAGCAACGACGTTTACTGCAACGCAGACATTCTCAGGTACTTCATCTGCCCAAGCCATCGCTCTAAACAATGCAGCAGAAGTAACTACAGTATCAGCTACAGCAGCTACAGGCACGATTAACTACGACATTACCACTCAGTCAGTCTTGTACTACACAAGTAACGCAAGTGCTAACTGGACAGTTAACTTCAGAGGCTCTAGCGGTACTTCATTGAATACTTTGATGAGCACAGGTCAATCAATGACTGTGGCTTTCTTGGTTACTCAAGGTGCTACAGCTTACTACAACTCTGCTGTTCAAGTGGATGGTACAACCTCTGGAGTCACTACTAGGTGGTTAGGTGGTGCGCCTACAGCGGGTAATGCTAGTGGTATTGATAGCTATCGTTATTTAATTATCAAAGTTGCAAACGCTACTTTTACTGTTCTTGCCTCCAATACACAGTTCAAGGCTTAATTATGTGTGTGTGCAAGAAATGTAATGTTGACAAGCCGCTGGACGAGTTCCAGTTGGATAAGCGCCGCAACAAACATTACGGTACTTGCCGTAAGTGCCGCGTTAAAGCGCAGAACGACCGCAGACTTGCAAACATTGACGAATACAGGAAAAAAAGTCGTGAGTATTTGCGTGAGTGGAGGGTTAAAAACCCAGAGAAGGCTCATGCTGCCGACAAAAGATATAGCGATAAAAATAAAGAAAAACGTAATGCTTATGCCAAACAGTATCGCAAATATAATCCTGAGAAAATTAAAGCATTAGCTAAATCATGGGCAGAGCAAAATCCTGAGAAAATTAAAGCCTACGCGCTTAAAGCAAGCACCGTTTGGCGTGTGCGAAACCCTGAATATTACAAAGCGCATTACGAAGCAAATAAAGAGCGTTATGTAGCGGCTAGGGCAAGACGTAGGGCGGCTCAGGACTCAGCTACGCCATCTTGGTTAACAGCCATTGATAAAGCTATGATTCAAGAAATGTATGATGTTTCTGAAGCAAGGTATATCCAAACTGGTATAAAACACCATGTTGACCACATTGTCCCAATTAACGGTAAAGGCGTAGCTGGTATGCACGTTCCTTGGAATTTACAAGTTATAACTGCTCACGAGAATTTGAGCAAAGGTTGGAGGTTTTAATGCCATTACAAGCAACAAGTGGTGCAGCTTCTTATGATGCCTTTGGTGGTGGTGTAGCGGCTGTTCCTAACTACATCGAGGATGTGTTCAATAGTTATCTTTGGACGACATCAGGTTCAGCCCAGACGCTGACAACGGGCATCGACATGACCAAGGGGGCATTAACTTGGATTAAAGGCAGAAGTAATGCTTTTTCTCATATATTGCAAACTGGGATTGGTGGTGGAGTTCTTCCAGATAACGCTCTTAGCACAAACTCTACAGCCGCATATGCTGGCGGTAACTACCGAATTGCTGATAGCACTACTGGTTTTACTATGAGTACGGATTACTACACAGGAACTCCGCAGACTGCTGTTGTTTGGACATTCCGCCGCCAACCAAAGTTTTTTGATGTTGTGACTTATACGGGGAATGGAAGTGGCAATAGAATAATTACATCTTCACTAGGGTCGCCTATCGGTTGTGTTTTTATTAAGCGTACTGATAACACATCAAATTGGGCTACTGCACATCGCAAGGATGGCTCTGCTGTTGCTACTGGTTTAAGTCTAAACACAACAGCGGCAGCAATATACCCAAATTCTACAAATGACACATTTGATGCCACAGGTGGATTTAACGCTGGTTATATTGTGGACAGTACTGGTGATGGCGTTAATGTCAATGGCGCAACCTACGTAGCCTACCTATTCGCCCATGACGCAGGAGGCTTTGGTCTGACTGGTACAGACAATGTGATTTCGTGTGGGTCGTTTACGACTGATGGCTCTGGTAACTTTTCAGTTAACCTTGGTT